AATTATTGTAGCCAGCGTAGTTTCTGGATACCGCGCATGGCGGATCTACCAATACATGCACACCCTGTGTTACATTTCAACACCGGTCCCTTCCAAACATATATGGAGGGACCTATGGCGAAATCTAATACTCAGAGATGTTAAAATCGATAACACTCTTCCAAACCCAATTACAATGTTTAACCCAATCATTGCTAAGATGTTTGGTGCCCTTAAAATAGTAGAATCTGCTAGAGTTGAGTGGTTTAACACCCCAACTTACACTCTAGAACAGTATACTATGAACATTTCCACAGCATTACACAGCTCAAATCTAGTCAATTCGACTACACCCTATCGAGCAATCTTTCGTAATCTCGCTTACACCGAGAAGAAATGTCCTACTTCTAATCCACATCCCAATGCAGCTGCAGAGCGCAATAGCATAGCTCCGTTCATGAAACGCACAGCTTTAGCATTTGGAGTGGACCTGTTTATGTTACAACAATCAAAAACAGATCAGAAGAAAGGAATTAAAGGTAACCGAACATACAATTGGATGAATGATGTCAATGTTATACCATCATCAGATACACCCAACTCAACCGATTTGATCGGTATAGTTGATACGGATTACTATTTGGATATGCCCCAGATCATGTTGGATTACAACCAACCAATCATGATTTACACTATCCAACCAACCGCCCCAGCAGGTAAACTGTTGGATACAGCATTCTGGTTCTCAGATAATGAGATAAATACCAGAGTAGCTGGCGGTTCAGTTTTCAAACACAAGCTTTGGAACTACGGACAAGATGTATTAGTTGCAACTAATACTTTACGTGACCTAACAGTAGCATACACGGTCGAACGTCGCTCATTGAGTGACCATCGATGTATTGTTTTACTAATTCCATTAGGCCGTTGGGAAGGATTTCCTGCTGAATTATCACAGTTAATCTATTCCAAAACACTTGAACGTTTTGAACCACTTGTAGGAAACCACAATGTAATCCATCGACTAGATGAAGTTGGAGATACAACAGTATCAATAAGCGAAGACAACTCGCAAATATCCACGACCATACCCCTAATAACATATGAAGGTTTAGCCGCAACTGCTAAATATGGAGGTAGCGCTTTAACAGCAGGAGCTATAGAATCACATCTAGGCCAAATGCCGTTAAGCAAAGCCCATTCACAGTTATTACGAGGATTTTACAAGACGTTCGAACGCAGCGCATTGTACGTGTACGATAAATCTGAAAGTATACAGCATTATTCATTCCATGTAAAGAACCATGACCCAGAAGTCGATCGTAAAACATTGACAGCATTCATGAGTCCAATCATAGGTAATTTGCCCGCAGCACCCGTGGACAATAAAGCCAATGATCAGCAATGTATAGCATCACGTGTTACCAAGATAGCACACACTAAGCCCCTCCCTTCATCAGCATTCCTACAAAGTTGTATGCACGACTTTATACATGCATGTATCCCAGAACCAAATGCAATTGGTCCGTCAGACCATGAAATAGTTTATGAAAAACAAAACAGACCAACACAAACCCGCACACTACAAGAAGCGGATCGTATGGGACCTGACTATAAGCAAACAGTCAAGTCATTTCAGAAACGAGAAGCATATGGAAAATATGGAGACCCGAGAAACATATCAACAATCTCAGGAGTCGACAAAATGGAATACTCACGCTATTGTTATCCCGCTGCAACACATATAAAGAAGTCAACATGGTATACT